GAGGACGCTCTTATCGCCAAGCAAGACGAGGTGTTAAAGACGTTAACCGCCGTTATGCGTCGTGAGAAACCCGAAACGGTTGTTGTGACGTGCAAAGCCCGTAAGTCACACTATGACGACAAGGGCAAGAAAGTCACTGACGAGGCGGAGCAACCGATATGTGTTGAAATACCGACAAAGGTGTCTGACGTAAACAAAGCGGCGGAAATGTTGGGTAAATACTACGCATTATTCACAGAGAAATTAAACGTTGACGGAGATATGGACTACAGCATTAAGATTGATTACGGAGGCGGTGACGAATGAACAAAATAACAGTACCGTTCAATCCGATATTTAAGCCTGTACATCAATGTAAAAAGCGTTATGTTGTAATGAAAGGCAGTGCCGGAAGTGGCAAGAGTGTTGATACTGCACAACTGTACATATTGCGTTTAATGCGTGACAAAGGGCGTAATTTGGTATGTGTGCGTAAATCTGATATAACAAATCGTGACAGTACATTTGCCGAGCTTGAATCAGCCATAAACCGTATGGGCGTTGGCAGAGCGTGGAGAGTTACGCAAAGTCCGTTGTCGTTCACCTGTATAAACGGCAACAAGATTATATTTCGTGGTGTAAACGATAACAAGCAACGTGAAAAATTAAAATCAATCACATTTGCAAACGGTAAATTAACCGATGTATGGATTGAAGAGGCTACGGAGCTTGTGCAACAGGATTTTGAAATTATAGATGACCGTTTGAGAGGTGAACTCCCCGACGGTCTTTTTTATCAGATAAAATTGACATTTAATCCTGTATCGTCAAGTCACTGGATAAAGAAAGTGTTTTTCGATATACAGGACGATAACGTCTTAACGCACCAAAGCACATATTTAACAAACCGATTTTGTGACGAGGCATACAGACAACGTATGCTACGTCGTAAAGAAGTTGACCCTGAGGGCTACAGGATTTACGGACTGGGTGAATGGGGCGAAACAGGCGGATTGATATTCTCAAATTATCGCATTGAAGAATTTGAAACAGATATGAGCCGTTTTGACGCTATGGCGATAGGACAGGACTTCGGATTTAATCACGCAAACGCCATATTGACGTTAGGTTATAAGGACGGTGATATTTACGTTTGTAATGAACTGTATGTATACGAAATGGATACAACCGAAATTATCACTAAGGCTGACGGGAATTTCAGCAAAAGTCTTGTAATGTGGTGCGACAGTGCAGAGCCGGACCGTATAAAAATGTGGCGAAAGGCAGGCTATCGCGCAAGGGCAGTTGTTAAAAATCCGAACAGCATACAATCGCAGATTGACTGGTTAAAAGGCAGAAAGATACACATTCACCCGTCTTGCGTGAATGTAATCAAAGAGATACAGCAATGGCGTTGGCGAGTTGATGAAAAGTCGGGCGAATATACGGACGAACCTGTCAATGTATTTGATGACGCAATGGCGGCACTGAGATACGGCGTTGAGAGTTGGCGCAAGGATAAGAAAGCTAAAATCTATTCAAGAGAGGAGTACGGAATATGATAATTGATGAAGATATAGTCGCGGGCGGTGTGACACCGTTTATCATAACGAAATTGATTGAACGGCACGAGCGAGAGCGACAGAGATACCGATTATTGCACGATTACTATATGGGCGACCACCGCATTTTAAGCCGCAGAAAAAGAGGTAAAAACGTGGCAAACAACCGCATAATGTGTAATCACGCAAAGTACATAACGGATATGACACAGAGTTATCTTGTCGGCAATCCTGTAACGTATGCGGTGTCGGACGAATACGATATTGAGGCAATCAAAAACGAATATTTGGAACAGGATATGCCGAGTGTTGACAGTGAAATCGTAAAGAATATGAGCATTTACGGCAAAGCATATGAACTGATTTATGCGGACGAAAAGAGCAAGCCGAGAAGTGTCCGATTGGACCCGGAGCATACATTTGTATGTTACTCACAGTCGGCATTTGAAAAGCCGTTGTTTGCGGTGTATTACTACAAGAAATACGACCTTGACGGCTACTGCACAGGCAGTATTTGTCGTGTGTATGATGAGTCGTTTATATATACATACACAGGTCTTGACAGCTATACGGCATTGTCATTGCAAAATGTTGAACCGCATTACTTTTTTGATGTACCTATTATCGAATACAGAAATAATACGGAAATGCAGGGCGATTTTGAACAGCTTATAACGCAGATTGACGCATACAATGTGTTGATGTCAGACCGAATAAACGACAAAGAGCAATTCGTTAATTCGCTGTTGTTTTTGTGTAATTGCGACCTTGACACCGAACAGGCAAAAAAATTATTGGTAGAACGTATCTTAATGGGCGACGGTGATGCAAAGGCGGAGTATCTATCAAAGGTGTTGAACGAGGCTGATACAAAGGTGTTGCGTGACGACATCAAGGACGATATACACCGTTTGTCACACGTTCCTGATTTGTCGGACGAAAGTTTCGGCAATAATTTGTCGGGCGTGGCGATAAAGTATAAGCTGTTGGGATTTGAACAGCACGTCAAGAACAAAGAACGTAATTTTGCTAAGACGTTGAGAAAACGTTTGGAGATTTACAACAATTTCTTAGTGACATTAAACGCAATGAAAGAAGTGCCGTCGCACAGAGTTGATATAGGATTTACATATAACTTGCCTGCAAACGAACTTGAAATAGCACAGATGATTAATTACCTCAAAGGTCTTGCGTCTGACGAAACACTTTTAGAGCGTCTGCCGTTTATAACAGACGCAAAGGAAGAAGTTGAAATCGCACGCAGAGAGCAAGCGGAAAAGTCCGCCGAGGATATGCGTATCGCTGAAAGTTCGGCAAGGAAAGTAAACTACAATGAAGAGTAAGGCATATTGGGTAAAACGTGCCGTTGAAGTTGAAACATATTTGCAATCGCAAGCGGACAGCGTTAAGGACGGTGTAATTAAGGCGTATGAGCGAGCAATCAAAAATGTAAACAATGACATTGAGAAAACGTTCAAAGCCTATATTTCGACCGATATACCCGAAAAAGAGGCACGCCGATTAATGAGCATAGCCGACAGCGACAAACAGTACGAAGAACTTCTTGAACTGTATGCCGAAACAGACGACAAGACAGTCAAAAAAGAAATTCTAAACCGTATAAATGCACAGGCATACGGTGCGAGAATTAGCCGATTAGAGGGACTGAAACGGAATGTATATATTTACTTTAGGCGCGTTGCAAACGAGGCTATAAAGGAGCAAAAGAAACTGTATGACAGTGCGGTAAAGACGGCGTATTATACGAATATTTTTGATACCGCACAAGGTTTAAACTGCGGTATTGATTTTCCACTTGTACCGCAAAAGGCGGTTAATAAAGTGTTAAGTGAGCCGTGGCACGGTCACAACTACAGCGAGAGAGTGTGGATACATAACGACAGATTTATACAGGCAGTCGGACAGACGATTGAGGACGGTATAATCAGCGGTCACAGTGTAAGCCGTATGACCGATAAGCTGATTGATTACGTCAAAGATACTGCACCGGGTGGAATACGAACATCAGCCGAAACACTTGTGCGAAGTGAAACGGCACATTTTATGAACCAAGGTCAGAGAATGGCATATGAGGAAATCGGCATAAAACAGTATCGTTTTGTTGCGGCACTGTCTGAATTGACGTGTGACAGGTGCGGAAGTCTTGACGGTAGCGTGTTTGATACGGATAAAGCCGTTGAGGGCGAAAACTTCCCACCGATACACCCACGTTGCCGTTGTGTTACGATTATGGCAGACGTGAATTTGACAAGTCGTATTGCACGCGATCCGCTCACTGGCGAAAATTACAAAGTTGACGGTGGTATGACGTTTGACGAATGGAAAAGCGGTTTGACAGATGAGCAAAGAAATGCGTTAAAATATGTTGCAAATAGTGAAAAACGTGGTATAATAGAGATGAAAAGAAAAAAGAACGATAATAAATCAGAAACTATGCCCAAAAAGCAACTTCAAAAAATAATTAAAAGGTTTAAGAAGTTGGGAGGAACTATTCAAATGAGCGAGGAAACGGATAAATATTTGGATAGTAAATTTGCAGAAGCAATTACATATGATGCGCATACAATTTTATTACGTCAAAAACCTAGTCGTGCCAGTGTATTTGAAGAGCTTATACATTCCGCTCAATATGGAACGGGGAAAAATGATGGAAGTTATATTA